GTATTGGCTTTTACCTATAAAACCCCCCTACTTTCATAGGGAGGTCTTAACTAGGATATTAGTTAATTAGGCGGTTTCTAATGCAGCTTTATCAGTTGCAAAAACTCCTTTAACAAATGCAGTTCTATCATTGTTCTTAACAATACATAAACCTCTCCATTCTGCCAATACAGTAACTAAGTTTTTTGTGAAATCATCAGAATCACGCCCAACTTCAATTCTTAAATCTCCTTTGTCATAAACCGTAGCCAAGTCAAAGTTTCCAATTAAGTATTCTCCATCTGGAATTAAAGTAGTTGGAACTAATGTAACACCGTCTAAAGATAATTGACCAGCAACCATTGCTAATCTATCAATGTAACGTCTATCAGTTTCAGAAGTCTTAATCAATTTAAGTTCTGTAATAGTGTTAGGGTGTACCATTGCATAATTTGGCATACCTTGTTCAGCCACTTGAATTTGATTCATTGCAACAGTTAGTACATCAGCAGAGTTTGCATTGTCAACAGTAGCAGCAAATACACCAGCAGCAAACGCAGTAGCAACAGTAGAAATACCGTTTAAGTTTGTTCCAGTACCATCACCACCATAAACTTGTGATTCAACATCTTTTAACAACTCTCTTACTAATTCGTTTCTGATCTCAGACTCCATGTAAGAAACATCATCTAACATTTCTTCAGAAACTTTAATAAATGCAGTTCTCTTTTTAACTGTTTCAGAGTTAACAACTAAATCAAAATCTAATTGGTTTTTTACAGCACCCTCAGCAGTTCCACCAGCAGTACCATCTTTATTCGCCTGGTAAACCCATGAAATAACATTAGATTCAGCAGTACCTCTTTGTACAACATCTAACAATCTAATTTGTCTAGATGCGATAGGATTTAAACCTTCTAATCTTTGTTCTACTGGTACATTACCGCCAGATACGTTTGTTGAAAGTAACATAGTACCCGCAGCCTTAAAGCTAATTGATACATTTTTGTTTCCTTTCATCTTAACTAAATTCTCTTTGTTAAGGTCTAAACCTTTTCTAACAGAATTAACAACACCAACACCATCAACTTTTTCTTGTTCAGAAAGTTTTTTGATCATTAACCCATGTTGCTTTAAAGTTTCATTTAATGCCTTTGCTTGTGCAATTTGGTTTTCAGTAATTTCTTTTTTCAAAGACTTAATTACTTCTGCATTATCTTCTTGACCTTTTTCAACTAATTCAGTTAAAAGAGTTGCGTTTTTTTCGTTGTACTCATTGTACAATCCAGCCATTTCTTCTGCTGATTTAGCAGTAAATTGCTCTTTATTTATTCCTTTTTCAGTAAGGAAACTTTCAAATTTGTTCATTTCTTTAGTTTTAAATTATTTTAATAAGTTTAAATAAAAATCCTTGTTGTCATTCGACTTAATCTCTGGAGTTACTTTCGCAGGCTCTTTAACTTTAAGTGAATTAATAACATCATTATATTTGGTTTGGCATACTCTAATATTCATTTCAATTGCTTCTAACCTTTCATCCGTTCCCTTTCCGTTCTTTAAAGCATTGGTTAATCCGTTCATTTTCTTGTTTAACTTCGCTAAATAGTCCTCGCTATTTCCTTTTGATACACTAAATAATGGAGTTTCACTATTAGCTCCAAATGTTACCGCTGATCCTTCCCACAAAATAACCTCTTTTAGTATTTGTGTACCGTCTTGTCTTACTTCAATCTTATCATTTATAGTTTGAAAACCTATACTATGTTCAGTAATTACCCCATCTTGGTAATCTAAAAAAGCGTCATTGCCCTTTGTAGACCTTGACAACTCACCATAAGCAATTAAACCATCAGCAGTTTCTTCTAACTTCTTAAAAGTTCCTATTTGGTGTTCAAAATCGTGATACCTTAAAAACTTAATCTTTCTATTGCTTTGACTTTCTGCACCTCTTTCTAATATTGATTTAGTAAAAGCACCCTTAACAATAATATCACCATCACTATCAACATTATTAAACTTTGATAGCATTATTTTAACACGCCTTCCAGCAGTATCAATATCTTTTATAGATAGGTCTATGTCTTTAGTCTGAAATAGGTTCATTTGTTTGGGCTTTTAAAGAGTTAATAATTTCATCACTCACTTTGTAATTTTCTTTAATCATTAATATTTTACTTTCGTTATCAATTGGCATATTTAATACCACATTGATTCCATCCATAACAATCTTATCCTTTTCGGCTTCTTGTTTTTTATCTTTTTGTAACGCCTCCACATAACTAAAATCTTTTCTCATTCGATAATTACCATCTGGATAATGATTCTTTACAATGTAATTATTATGCTTTGCCGCAATCTTATCTGCTAATGGCATAATTGCATTTGTATAAAGTGCTTTTTCTGCTTCTAATCTATTGTTAAAAGTCTTATTTGCTGGATCATTAAACAAACTACTATCTAATCCAAATACATTACACATCGCACGTAAAGAAACAACACCCTGTTCTATAAGTTGTAAGTCTGTAGAACTCATAGCCATTGGAATATACTTCAAATCCTTGTTAGTTACACCAACACCGCCATACTTATCAGTTCCAGAAATACGCTTATTTAATGCTCCCTGCATCATTGCCGCTTCATCTGAACTCATTGGTCTATTAGATTGATCGGTAATCAAACCAGCCATACCCCTATTCTGAAATAAGTGAGCAGCAGCATCCCATCTATCATTTCCTACCTGGACTACATTAGCAGCAACTTCAAAAACAGATAAACCTTTGTAACTATCTTCAATACTTTGATAAGATGGATTAAAAAACCTTACATGTTCAAGTTCTTCATTTGTATAAACACGTTTAGTCTTTCCAATATCAAATTGATATTTTAAATTAGGTAAAAAGAAGTCTTGATTAGTTTGTATTTCTACGTGGTTACTTGGTAAAACATCTAATTCAGCAATTTTACCGTTTAGTTCCTCTCCATAAAGATAAGAGTTACCATTGCATAAAAGATACGTTAACAGCATTTCATCAATGTCTGCAAAAGTATATCCTTTATTTTGGTTTGGGTTTTGTAGTAGTTCGTGAATGGTTGTATCTTCTACCCTTTCCCACTCTCCATCAATTTGCCTTTCAACAATCCAATTACAAGCGGTAAAAACATTTACAATCTTGTTTACAACTGCATAAGCATCAACATTCCGTTCATAGGATTGTTCAATTAGATTATCTTGCCTTGCATTGTACTTATCAAATAAACGTATTAAATCGTTACGCTTATCTAACTTAAATACTCTTTGTAATAAATTCATTCAATTAAATTAGGGGCAAACTTAAATGCCAATTAATTTATTTAACAAAAATAATCAATATTTATTTAATAATTGAAAATATTTTTATACGAAGTATGCCTTTGTTTCTCCACTTATTTCATCATAAGCATATCTTGCTGCATCAATAGCGTGGTTATGATCGTCTATTGGCTTATTTACTTTATCGTGCCAACGGTAATTGCTTAACTCTTTTTTAATGTTTGGAGAATCATTATCTATTACAATTGTATAATCTTGCATTTGTGTAATTCCGTTCATAATTGAATCCCTACCTTTAATACAAGGGTAAACCCTATGTCCTAGTTCTTGTAGTTCGGCTATTAAACGAGGTTCTGCATTGTCTGCTATTACCGTATCATCTGGATTTATTTGCTCGGTTAACATATCGCTAATCTGTTTAGTACTCATTCCTTTTGAATAGCAATATTCTTTTAAATATAAGTTCTTTTTGTCTTTAGCAACTTTTATTAGTGTAGTTGGATCATTAACATAGCCAAAATCCATTCCATAAACAAAAGGCAAACTATCATCAAATTCATCTATTCTCCAATTCTCAAATATAACTCCGACTGGCTTTGTACGTTCTCCAGTTCCATAAATAGCCCACCAATAAGCATTATTCTTTTTGCTTTCAATATCTCTTATTTGGTCTGGTGTTAAATATGGATTGTCTTTGTACGTAGTTATTAATGGAGGATATTGTTCTATGTACTTATCTAGCCAATGTTCAGTTGGCATTGCTGGATTATAATCCATTATAATCTTATGCCTTGTACGTGGAAATAGTTGGTCTATTGTTTCTTCATCTAATTGGTTACTTTCATTTATCCAAAGAAAATCTCTAGCCCTACCATGTATTTTTGCAGGATCATCAGCACCATAGTAATTAATTAGATTGCCGTTTAGGTTATAAATGTGATCGGTTTTGTTGTGGTTTGCTGGATGGTATAAATTATGATTAACTAATACTTGCTTAAAATCCTTCCATACAGTTGATTTAAGAGCAGTAAAAGTATCTCTTACTATGTCTATTTCTAACCCGTTATAGTTCTCGCATAACCAAATAAAGAAGTAAATAGTACTAAATGTTTTGCCCGAACGTGTACCACCTTGCAAAAGTGTTATTCTTTGCTCTGGCACTTTCTTTTTTAAGAATGTAAAGTTTGGGTTTGCTTTATTCATCTAACCAATCTGGGAAGTTCTTATTAACGTCCATTTTAATATCCTTAGTTTCCTTTGGTTTGCCTAAAGAATATTCTAATAATAATTTACTTGCAGAAATATCTTCTTCATTAATTGCTTTACCTAAAAGCATCTTTAATATTTTCTCCAATTTTTCTGCTGTAATAACATCATTAACAACATCTTTATAAGGGTTTTTACGTTTGTCAAATCCTTTTGACTTAGTGCTATTACCTCCGTTGTTTTTTCTTTTGTCCATATCAATACAAATCAACTATTGATTTATAAAATTACTTAAAATTATACAACTAATAAAAACTGCTAAAGAAGCCCCTATTAAAATTGCTGATATTGCTATTAATTTAATTTTGTTCATTCTTTTATAAAGTCTTTAGTTTGAAAATCTACATTGCCAGAATATTGTGTTACTCTTAGTATTGTATCATTTATTAAAAATCCTTTCCATGTTTTACCAGCAACATTAGAATAAGTATCAAAGTAGTTGCTATCTAATTTAGTTGGTTGTCCTGTAATTGTCTGTATGTATGATCCGTTTGATAGGTATGAGTTTAAACTAAGTCCTACAACACTATCTACTTGATTGTATAGCATTATTGTTTGTCTTGTTGTCATTCCAGTTATTTCATCTACTACCCAATCATAGCAATTATAATTACCTTCAAAGTTAGGAATGTTTGCTAATGGGTTAATAGTTGCCGCTATTGGTGTTGTTGTTTGTGTTGTTTGCGGTGTTGGTAAATCATCTTGTGAAGTACAAGAGAAGTTAATTATTGCTAGTATTACTATTAGTTTTTTCATTTTATTTAGTTTTAGTTTTTTTAAAATTAGTTAAAATTTGATTAACATATTACTCATTCCGTTGCACTTCATTCCGTCATACGTTTTATAACAGCCATGATATTGCATTAAAACGCAACATCCTTTGGTGTTACCCTTAATACTACCAAGAGAAGTTACCAGAGTCTAAGTAAACCTGTGAGTGCCTCCTATGTGGGTTTAATCCGTTTTTGTTTTGTGGTAAAATATCTTGGTGTGTAGCTCTTATAAATCCACGCCATTGAAAGTCTTTACTCATAGTTCCTCTATGCTCGTCTTTTTGCGTAAACTTTGTCCAAGTTTTAGGCTCTACAAAAGTGCTTGCCCCATCTTTTCTAAATTCTGTAAATGGAGCATTTGAAATCCATAAGTACATATGTTTATCAAGTTTTACAGCGTCAAAATCTTGTTTATTGTTTAATCTTGGCACATTATCAAAATGCCAATTAGGTATGCAAGGAAATTGGTTAGGCATAAGCATATGCACTTTTACATCCCAAGTGAAGTCATTTACGTTTTCGGGAAATGAATCCTTTATACATTCTAAATCAGGCATTAATTCTACAAGCTGTTTAAAAGATGCTTGGTGTACTCCGCAATGTTGTTTTTTCCAATCTATATTTTTCATTTTATTATCGTTTTTAAATTAATATTTTAGTTAAATAACCCGTACTAAGGGTAACAATGTATATAGTTCAGCTTCCTATCGTCAGCCGTAACCATATACTAACCGTTGTAGGTAATACTACGGCTGTTTATATAATTCAACATCTTCCCACTTTTCATTTCCATCTTCACTAATCCATTTTTGTTGCAAAACAATATTATCAGGCCATCCCCATCCAATATCATTAGCAAACCTTACACCTAATCTCGGTTCATTTGCTTCTGTATGCTTAATCCATCTTAATTGCATCGTAGCTTTCCAAACCGTACTACCTACAACACTTGCTATATTGCATTGCTTGGTTTCTGTTTTTTTATTGTCTTTACTCATAATTCAAAGTTTTTTAATTATTAATTAAATTCGTGCTGTAAGGTCACAACGACACCATACCATAAACGTTAGCAACAAGGCTACTTTTCGTTTTTCAGTTTGATAAATTCTACTAATCCAATCAAAACTCTTTCGCTCTTTTCGTCCAACTTCTCAGCTATGTAACACAACTGCATAGCTAAGTCGCTCTTTTGCGGTATAGAGTTATTTATCCCTTTGCAAAGTCCGTTAATTAATAATGCTTGTGTTACGTCATCACTTGCTCCTATTTCAAATCCAATAGTGTCAGCGAGTTTTTCAATGCTACTTTTAATCATAATTTTAGTTTTTAAAACCGCCCAGTTGCTAACAATGTGTATAGCAAATAAGCCAGTTAAGTTTATATTTCAATTCAAAATTTATAGTGTGGCTTACTTGCCATACACTCAGCGTTAATAAAAAAGCCCCTAATAAATTAGTGCATAGGAAAACTAAAATAAAAGGGGCTTTAAATAAATATTTTTGAAGTTTCCTATGCTTCGAAGTTTCAAATATACAAAACTTTTTTAATTACAACCTATCTTTTAAGTTTTTTATTTTTAGTTTATAAAATACTTTCAATCCTTTTAATTCTTCTGTTGTGTATTTTCTAGGAACATTAGCCAATTCTTTTAACTTTAATATTTTTACTAAACCTATTCTAGTATGTAAGCCCTCTAAATAATCTATTAAATTACCTCTTTTGTGTTGGTTACAATGTACGCATTGACCATGTACATTATCTTCATTAAATCTCAGTTCTGGATAACTACCAACTGAATAATAATGCCCTGCATCAAATTTACCTCTTAAAACTTTATTGCAGCTTATACATGGTTTGTTTTTATCCCTTTCACGTATGTAAGTATTAAATATTGTTTGAAGTTCTCTAACATAGTCGGAATTAGTTTTTAATGCTTCTTTTCTTTTAGATTTTTCTTTTTTCCAATCTTTACTTTGTTTTTTCTGAATATTGTTTTTTGCTAATTCAATAGAACATTCAAAAGAGCATACTTGCTGAACTTTGTTGTATTGAGGTTCAAATTTCTTACCGCAGTTTTTACAATTTCTCATAATTCAAATATACTAATTTTGTTAGTGCATTAAAACGCACTATAACAGCCATGATATAACACCCGAAAAAAGGCGTTACATCCTTTGGTGTTATATGCAATTACGCACATCTTTAGGTTCTATCTCTGTATTTAATCCATTAAAGGTGTGTAGTTCGTTGTCAGAGCTTGTGTACCTATCTTCTTCATCTCTTAAATGAAACACTAGCTTTGCACTCTGTACACCTGCGTAATCATCTTCTATATTCATTTCTAATTCAGCGTTGTGTTTTTCCATTAACTCCGCTAGTTCTGTTTTAAATAATGTTTCTTTATCCATAATAAAAGCATATAACACGGGCTAAAATTAATAGCCACAATGTTCAGTTGTTAACTAATTAGTTCATTACTTAGGCTACTAATCTTAGCCAAAACGTTATTTTTTTAATTCTCTATTTTTCTTTGTTAATCTTCTTATTGCGTTATCCATTCTAATAATAGTTTCTAAAGTAGTATTAAATTCATTCATTACTTCCAGATACTTGTTATTATCTGTTTCACTAAATTCTATCTTGTAAAGCGTTAATTGACCTTGTAAGAAGTTCTTTGCATTGGCAACTGCTAAACTGTATCTATTTTCTTTTTCCATATCTTAAAAAGGTGCTTCTTCATATTGACCAAATTCATCTGATTTTGGTAATGGTTTTAATTCAGTATCATTGGTTTTAGTTTGGTTTAATATGTTTTGACCGTCCATTGTAAAACCTAAACCACTATTAAATTCAAAATCTAATGGATCATCTATCGCGGAAACACGACCACCAGTTTCAGTATCTTTAATTTTTCTTACATAAACTTCTGTAATAAAATTTCTAATTGGATGCCCTACTAATCTATGAATAGTCATAAAATCATCTGTACGGTTTCCAAATGGTTGCCCCCCTTCACTTTCTGACTTTCCAACTGGCATAGAATAACCAGCATATTCATGCCCCTCTCCATAAACCCTACGAGCAGCAGCAGTAACAACATGAGTATTTACATAAACGCTTTTCCCAGTACTATTACAAAAGTTCCTACATTCGTTTAGAAAGTCATAATTAGCAGCATGGGTGTATTCTCTATCCATTCCAGTAAAAGGATCAATTAAACAACCATCATAATCACCATCATCAAATATTTTAAATAAGTCTTTAGATTTGTAAAATTTAGCATTATCAATAAAAGTAAACCATTGAGCAATAATTAATTCAACTTTATAAACTTCATTAATTTTCATTTTTTCAAGTCTTTGTCCTGTATAGAATTGTATTAATTGCCTTACTAATTGACCAGCTTTATTTTCTCCAGAATAAATACACCATTTTACGTTATGTTTAACAGATAAAGTAAGATAGTACCAAAGTATCCAAATTGTTTTTCCTACGTTATCTAATCCGTTTATAATTGTTAATTGACCTTTTTTAAACCTCAGCGAATCATCTAATTTTAATAAGCCTGTATCTAAACCTTTTGATATTTGTCCAGCATGATACGCTTCTAAATATTGTGTTATTTCTGTATTTTCTCTATTATCTATAATCATATTGCCCACCCCCTATTTATTTTTTGTTTTTTAGTTAATAAGGGTTTTTGTTCTATTTGTAGATACTTATCAAAGTTTTCTGGTTTTAAAAAGTGTTTAGGTATTATTTGATTAGATTCGTTAGCCCATTTATCATTACAAAGGTTATGAAATGCTTTACCAAAATCCTTTCCAGTATATCGACTTGTAAGTATTTCTAAATAGTTTCTATCAATACCGCTTAAGTAATTACTATTTGATGGTTTTTGTAAGAGTTTAGTTCTTGAATCATTCCACCAGGTTAAAAATTGTTCGGGCGTGAATTTACTCACACTATCTTTATCTGTATCTGTATCTGTATCTGTATCGGCTTTTTTGGGTTTCTCTGGGTTTCCAAATAACCCATTGGGTTTTTTCGGTTTCTTTGGTCTACCCCCTAAAGCACCATTTTTAGAGTTCCTATTACAAATACTTTCATACTTAACTAAATCTCTTTTTAATTGTTGTTTTATTGGCTCAAATACAGCAGTTAACAGCCTATCATTTAAAATAGGGTTTAAGTCGTTTACATATTCTAATAAATGCTGAAATAGTTTGCCTTTTTCTTCATCTGTTAGATGCTGTACGGTGTGAATAATATCACAATAAATAAGAAATGATTTTTTATCTTTTGCCATGCGTTCCTTTTTTTACTACGACCGTTAAAAAGTGTGCAGGTGGTCGCTAACCTCGTTGAACAAAGCCGCTAAACTTTGACACATTGTAAATTTACTAAATTTTTCTTACATAAGTTAATGCTACTCCTGTGAAATCTACACTATCATAATATTTATTAGTATCATCATCTAAAGGAATTAAATTAACAAATACATTCATCTGATCACTTTTTTCTAAAAAATCATATTCATCTAAATATGCACTTCCTATTTTACATTTTACTATTATATTCGGTTCAACTTCAAATTTTACTTTTTCACCTATTAATTTATTCAAATCTGTTATCATAATTATTTATTTTTAATCGTTATTTAAATTAAGTTCTTCATGATCTCTTATTGGAAAACCATCTATTTCTCTTTCTAATATTTCTTCTAAATCATAACCAGATTCATTTTGTAAAATATCAGGATATGATCCGTTGCAATACCAGTCTTTAACAACTTCTAAAACTTCTTTTTTAGTTAATTTCATATTTTTACATTTATTTTAAAAAGGTAAATCATCGTTTTCAACATCACTTTTATTAAGTTCTGGAGATACTTTTTCTTCACTTGCTTTTACTATTTTCCAAGCATCTAAATTGTGAAAATATCTACCATTGTATTCTCTTGAACTTACATTAAAATGTACCTCAACTTCTTGACCTACTTTATTATACTTTTTTAAATTTTCTATTTTTTCATCTCCGAATAATTGAAAACAAATTTCAGGATTATATTTACCTCCAGTATCAATAACAAAGTTTTGTTTTTGCCATTCTTTACCAGCTTTTGAAGTTCCTTTTTCAACTTCTAAAATC